TTTGAAGATCCGCCAAAATTTCTTGCTTGAAATTTTTCAAAAGTTCCTTGCCCATAATAAAAATAGACATCCATAGAAGAAGTAAAAGTAAGATCATACTTTACAAACTTTGCCTTTTCATTTGCTTTTCTAACAGCAGCAGTCTGATTATTTTTAATATCCATCTTTGGATCACCCTCAATTTTTTTGAGAGAAATACCAATCAAAGAACCATCATTAAACCTTTGAAGAAGTGCATTGTTTAAGCAATCAATAGTATTCTCTCCATCTAAGTGTTTTTTAATCGCATTAATTTCCGATTCCTTCACCATCCAAATATCGGCAGGATTCCACTTATCTTCTGAGGAAAGATTGGTTTGTTTCTTTACTCTACCAAATGCTTTTTTAATTGCTCCATCATCAATAATACTATCTCCTCTTACAAACTTCCACCCTGTTCCACCAACTTTTTTAAATATTTCATTTGCTCCTTTTACAGATCCTTCCTTCCATTCTTTTGGAAGACCCATAATGTCTTCCAACTTTACACCAGGAGCATCAGTATATTTCATTCCACACTGAAGATCTTCTTCTGTATAAATTTCCTTTTCACCACACTCATATCTCATAGCAGCGTATACACATTGTGCTGCTTCCTGGATCGCTGTTGCTGCAGATCCACCACCAGATCCTTTTGAACCATTTGGTTTTACAAGAATTCTAATATATTTTTTTACATCATCTATTAGATATACATCTAACTCAGTTTCTTTTTCTAGTATTTTAGCAATAACTCCATCACCATCAAGAGATGCTTGAATATTAGCAGCTGCCGTTACTCTTTTTGCTTGTGGTACATAGACCACCATTTCAACTACTTTTCTTGCTTTAGGATTTTCATTAGCATTCTTAACATCAAAAAGATAGTAAGAGTAATCTTCTCCTCCCAATGCACCCATAACCTTTTCAAAAGTTTTTGATGCAGATGCGGGAATAGTAATTGCCATAGGAATACGCTCCACCGACGTTTATTTTTATTTATGGAGAATAGCGGACTCGAACCGCTGACATCCTGCTTGCAAAGCAGATACTCTACCAACTGAGTTAATTCCCCTTGAGATATTCTCTTTCGGTTTTATATATTATAGAAGGGTCACGCCATATTTTGTAACCCTCTATAACTTCAGGTATCAACCACTCATGAACAGGAAGACAGTATTCCCAATTCACTGGTTGAACACAGTTCATTATAACAACAGACCAAAATGCCGTCAAGTAATTAAAAACTGTAGTCACAATTTACCATCAACAACTGCTTTACCAACAACTCTTGTAAATTGATCTAGAGTTCCTTCTTGCTCACACTTGAGATGCCACCGTGTCATATCAACAACTGCATCTCTTGTAAGTCCAGTAAGCATTCTGCGTCCCTGTTTAGTTTCTGATGACCAGAGACCAAACCTGGTTTCCCATACTCGGAAACAATCATCAATCCATTCAACTTCTGAAATTTCTGGGTGTTCCTTTACTTCATTCATATTAGTTCCTTTTCCTTAAGATAATGAAGAGTTTCTTTCAAGTTACCAATATGTTTAGAACCAATAGCAACTTGAGGGTAAGTAGCATCTATACCAAATTCTTGTTCAAATGCTCTTTGAGTAAAGTGATTATTGAGACGATACTCTAAAAATTCACCTCCTAGCGACCTAAGCAATTGTGCAATTCTTTCACACTCTTGACTGCCATTAGAGTAAATTACTGCTATCATCTTTTTCCCTATATGTGATTATAATACGTTTAGATGCTCTGCCCTTACTATCTATAATAGTCTGATGATGAACTTCTCCACCTAATATCTTACATATATTATTCAGTTGGGTTGTAACAGCAAATCTTCTAAAACTATCGTCAATCATTTTTCGTTTCTTTTTTATTAAATCCAAATGGACCAACTTTTTCCTTTAGTTTATTCTTCATGGCAACCCCAGCAAGAGACTCCATGACCTTCAAAACATCTTCTGCTTTTGCATTTTCACCAAGTTCTTTGGCAACATACCAATATTTTGGCCAGAACTCTTCACCTGCTTCTTGATAATCTTTAAGTTCAATTTTCACCATAGTATTCATCCAATAGTCTACGAATGTTATTTTTAATGGGCATTGGTCCTTTTACCACATCCATCATACCACCTTGTTCATTTATAACAACAAGAGTGGGTACTTCTTTGATGCCGTATTTTTTAGCAAATTCTACGTCATCATAAAGAGAAACGATTTCAATTTTACTGATTCGTTCATCTTTCATACAATTCAAAGACCTTTTTACCATACCACAAGGAGTACAATAAGGGTCAGTGAATAATACCATTCTGGTCACAGATCACCCTCCTTACGATTTTCAGAATAGTGAACATCAAAATCTCCACCAGGATAACGTGCTTTGAGTTTTTCAACATTCATCTCAATGATTTCATCGAATGAAGTATCAAGTGCCATACATGCCTGAGCAAGATACCACATAATATCTCCAAGTTCACGTTTCATATGATAAACATTATCTTCATTATAGGGTTTACCTTGAAAGATAATCTTCTTTACAACTTCAGTGAACTCTCCAGACTCTGCGGTCAGACCAAGAGCAGCAGTCAAAAGTTGAGGAACATTACAATCATTCTCAACTTCCAATTCTGTAAGACGTGCTGCAAGAGCAGGATAATCGAGACTAGGAGTGCTAGTCACATCATGAACAAATTCAATGTATTTTTCAGTGTCTACAGTCATTAAAATTTAAACCCCTCAAAAGATTTCTTTACTTTGTGTTCATCATTATTATACTCTTCTTCTTGTCCACTGTCAACAATATCTTCCTGTGCTGATTGTTCGCAATCGTACAATCGCATTTTGGCACGATCAATGCCCACAACAAATCTCTTATAGACAGTTGGATCATTGTATCGATTCTTCAACTGCTTCACCATAATTTGTCCTAAGTTTTCAAGTTCTTCTGAAGAAATAAGGGCAAACATAAAATCAGCAGTAGCAGGGAGACCAAAGGACTCAGAAGTATCAGTAAGCTCAACATCAGAGCTGCCATAACCAGAACGAGTGGTCTGAGTGGCAGATACAATAGGGACGTTTGATTCGACAGCAAGACCTCTAAGTTCTTCAGCAATAGACTTGATATACGAATAAGAATTAACATTGCTATTTCCCCGATACCTAGAGGAAGCACAAATATTAAGGTAATCAATGAAAATAATATCAGGTCTAAATGATTTCTTAAGCGCAAGTTCATTAAGAAGTGATTTGAAATGTCCACTATGTGCTGAAGCAGTAGGATATTCTTTGATGATAAGAGTGCCCTGTGTTTTCTTGCTAAGGTTTGTAACCTTATTATCAAACATTACTTTGGGCAATTCAATCAGTTCTTGAATCGGGACGTTGAGAAGGTTGGCGTCAATTCGCTCAGCAATTTTCTCTTCTGCCATCTCCATTGTAATATAGAGAACGTTTCGTCCTTGGAGCAACACGGAGCTAGCAACATGGCACATGAATAAAGACTTGCCGACACCTGTACCAGCAAGCGCGATGTTAAGAGTCTTGTTAGGTAAACCACCTTTCGTGATTTTGTTGAAATATTCGAGATCGAATTCAATTTTATCCTCCTTTCGGTGATAGGTTTCGTAACGTGCTTCATAGTCTTGTAAGTAATCGTGACCAATGTGAGTATCGAAACTAACTGCCAATGCATCAGACAAGATTGAAGGAATCGCATCTCTGCTTTTCTTCTCATCATTACCATCAGCAATATGGATAGACTCCATAAGTGCCAGGTATATAGCACGATCACGACACCACTTCTCTGTGGTATCAACTAACCATTCAAACTCTGTTGTTTCTTCGTCAAGATAAGAAATCATCTTGACGATTTCATTGAAAGTTGTGTCGTTGATGTCAGACCGGTTCTCTACTTCAATAGAGAGAACTTCTTTAGTAGGACACTCATTATATTTCACAACAAATTTTTCCATCTCATCAAAAATAATACTTTGATTATTATCCTCAAAATATTCTTTCTTAATAAAAGGCAAAACTTTTCTTAAATATTTTTCATTAT